AATACATAGACAATCCACTACGGGAAAATCAGGTTGGACTTCCCGCCGGTTACTATGAACGCATGGTCGCTGGTAAGAGTAAGGCGTGGCTCGATGTCTATGTGGCGAATAAATATGGCTCCCTCACAGACGGAAAGCCTGTTTATCGGGACTTCGACAAGAAATTACACGTTGCTTCCGAGCCTTTCCCTGTCTTCACAGGCCAGACAGTCTATGTCGGTATCGACTTTGGCTTATCTCCCGCTGCAATTTTGGGACAGAAGTATCGGGGCCGCTGGTATATCCACAAAGAAATCGTTGCGAAGGATATGGGCATCGAGCGTTTCTCGTCCTTACTGAAAGAAGCTATGGCTTCCATGCCTACCAATGACTTCTCGATATGGGGCGATCCTGCTGGTGATCAGCGAGCGCAAACGGATGAGGACACGCCGTTCAAGATTCTTCGCAGCAAAGGTGTTATGGCGCGACCAACAGATACAAACGACCCCGCATTGCGTATTGATGCCGCTACCGCTCCACTGAATCGGCTGGTTGAGAAGAAGCCTGGGATTTTAATCAATCCAGAGTGCAAGGTTTTGATCAAAGGCTTTGAGGATGGCTACCATTACAGACGAATGCAGGTGACAGGAACCGAAAGATTCGATACATCACCTAACAAGAACCGCTTCTCCCACCCGCATGACGCGTTTCAATACATGATGCTCGGTGGAGGCGAAGGAAAGCTGCTGACCCGTAGCGGAACACCGTCAAAGGTGGTGGTTAAGAAGAAAAACTGGGACGTGTTCGGCCAGAAACGCCGTATCGAGCGCCCGAACAGTTTGAAGAATTGGTAAAAGTGCATTGACGTTTATGGTTTTGTTGCACAAACATTCCGCAAAACACAGTGAAGGGATTTTTTTATGGGTGGTTTGTTTAAAGGGCCAAAGGCTCCGAAAGAAGACAAGGAAGCCAAGGCAGCACGCGAGGCACAAGAGGCTCAAGAGCAAGCTGACATGCGCGATAACAAGGACAAAATGGTTCTTGCAGAGAATCGTAAAGCATCTGGCGGGATTCGTGCCATGTTGCAGGGTGGTTCTGCCAAAGGCCACGGTTCTAATTTTGGCACAGGATAATTTCATTGACCCCAACCGCCAAGCAGGTTTTAGCGGCCTTCTCACAGGCCAAGCATTTACGCACACGGCCTGAACGCAGGTTCGATCAGGCTATGCGCTATGCAATGCCAGATCGGGACAGCTTCTTTTCTGCTGACACCGAGGACATTGATGATGTCTTTGATGAAACAGCCATCGTCGCGACACAGGAATTTGCATCGAGGCTTCAATCCGGTATCACGCCAAATTTCTCCCGATGGGTTTCGCTCAAAGCTGGCATGGACATACCCGAAGAAGATCGGGAAACAGTAAACTCCGAACTCCAAAAAGTTACCGAAGTTGTCTTTGATGTCCTGAACAACTCCAATTTCGCCACTGAATCTTACGAATCATACCTTGATCTGTCCGTTACCCTTGGTTGTCTTGAGATCGATCAGGGTACAGCCGTTGATCCTGTTCGATTCACTGCGGTTCCCATGTCGCAGCTCTGGATTAACAACGGGCCATACGACAGAATCGACCAATTCTTCCGTAGGCGTGAATATTCATGGGATCAATTCTCTGTAAAATACAAAGATCACACCTTCCCTGCTGACGATGTTCAGAAATTTAAGGAATCAGAGAAGCCATACGATTTTATTGAAGCAACGATGCGCGATTGGTCAAAGCCAAACGAAGAAATCTATCATCGGGTTATCTTGTGCAAGCAAGCTGGCGACAACATTGTCTACAAACGCGAATATCGTGGTGTTGGCTCCTGTCCAATGATTGCATTCCGCTGGTCAAAAGAAGCTGGTTCCGTATGGTGCCGAGGCCCGCTATTGAATGCGTTTCCTGCCATCAAAGCTTGTAACCTTGTGGTGCAGATGGTGCTTGAAAACGCACAAATGTCGATTGCTGGCATGTATAACATCGATGATGATGGAACGATCAACGCTGATACGATTGAGCTGGTTCCGGGAACCATCATTCCAAGAACCCCAGGAACTAGGGGACTGGAACCAGTTCAAGCTGCTGGTAATTTCCGTGTGTCCGAATTGATTCTCAATGAAATGCGAACCAATATCAAACGCGCGATGTATAATGATATGCTTGGCAATCCGAACCGCACACCAATGAGCGCAACAGAAGTGGCCGAGCGCATGGCTGACCTTTCAAGACAGATTGGTTCAGCATTTGGGCGCCTCATGTTTGAAATGATTATCCCGACTATCCAGCGCGTGATCTATATCATGAAAGAATTGGGGATGATCGAGCTTCCAACCGTAAATGGTAAGGAAATCTCCGTCACTGCTACATCACCGCTTGCTCAAGCGCAGAATCAACAGGACATTCAGGGCGTTGACCGTCTGGTTGAATGGGTAGCAGCCCGATTCGGGCCACAGCTTGCCAATATCTTCATCAAAGGTGAAGATGCTAGTGCATATGTTGCAGACAAGTTGCAGGTTCCTAAAGATTTGGTTAGAACTAAAGAGGAAATGCAAGCCGCCATCAAACAATTTGCTGAAATGCAGCAGGGTGGTGGACAAGAAGCCCCACCGGAAGATCCTATGGCAGCAGAAGGAGCGCCAGTTGTATAAAACCGAAACCGTTGATGGGTACCCCCGCGCCCCAAAGGTAGAAGCGAAGATCAATTTATCGATAGTCGCAACATTGGGGACAGCAGCAGGCAAGGATGTGATGGACTATCTTGAGTCTATTACGATTAAGAGGGTTAATGGCCCTCATGTATCTGATGCAGAACTAAGACACCTTGAAGGGCAGCGTTATATCGTTGCCCTCTTATCAACCCGCATTGAATTAGGACACAAGGAGAAATCAAGTGGCATCACTCGTAAATAAAGAGGTTGCAGCCACAGCCGCACCCGCACCCGCTGCACCAGATCCCGCAGCGCCTGTAATGAATCCTGTTGATCCAGCGCCCGCTGGCAAACAGGCCCAAGAAAATGACCGATTCACCCCATCACCGGATGGCATTCCAGAAGGATTGCCTGAAAAGTTTCTCAAGGACGGAAAGCCTGATTACAGTGCGCTGATCACGTCCTATACAGAACTTGAAAAGTGGAAAGGTGGCAAGACGGATGAACTCAAGAGCGAGTGGGAAAAAGAACGCATTGCGGCTCGTCCAGAATCAATCGACGGTTACACAAGTCCCGATATTAATAACATCAACAAAGAAGAAATGGCCGCTGATCCTCTATTCCAGTGGTGGAAAAAGGAATCTTTCGACAAGGGGTTTTCTCAAGAGCAGTTTGAAGCCGGTATCAAACAGTATGTCGAGGCTAATGCGCCACAACCGATAGACTATGAAGCCGAAGTCAAGAAACTGGGCGACAATGGCAATGCCAGGGTCAAGGTTGTTGCTAACTGGATGGAGAAATTCAAAGAGAACCCATCTTATTATGCCAAGCTGGATGAAATTGCCGGAACAGCAGAAGGCATCGAGCTTCTTGAAGTGATGATGACAAACAATGGCGTTCCTCTTGCTGATCCAAGCATTCCTTCCGTGCCTACAATCACACTGGCTGACTTGAAAACCATGCAAGCTGACCCGCGCTACTATGATTCGACGCGCCGTGACCCTGCTTTTGTCCAGAAAGTGGATGAAGGCTTCGAAAAACTCTATGCTAAAAAGTAGAGATCCGCGCGACACGGACTATGATGGGGCGCTTGATTGCGCCCGATCCATGCACGAAGAAAGCTGGTATGTTGACTTCACTTGGTCGCCTATAAAGTTTCGGAACTTCTGGCAAGCGGTTCTGGATAGCCCTGATTTCTTCGGGAGAATCATTTATGATGATCAAACCGAGGACATTGTGGGCTTCTTTGCTGGCTATATGGCCGAGCACTATTTCAGCTATGAGAAATATGCTTGCGAGGTGGCAATGTATATCGATAAGAAAAACAGAGGCAAGGGAGCCTTTGTTGTTCTTGGAATCATTGATGAGTTTGAGAAGTGGGCTGCTACTCATAACTGTATGTCTGTAGCCTTTGGCGTAACGGCTGGCATTACAGATGAACGATCCATAAAGCTGTATGAAAAGCTAGGCTATGTGAAGTCCAGCCAGCTTTTACATAAAAAGTGCATTTGAAAAACGGGATGGGCGGGTGCATGTTCCCGCCCACTAACATGCTGGCCCATTTAATGCGAACAGCGGCCCCGTAAGGGACAACCAAATTGCTTCAAGTTACTGGATAACCTGACTGTTGAATTGAAACTCAACCTTACAGGATAAAATTATGAGCAATGAAGTCTCTGATGCTTTTGTAAAGCAATATGAATCTGATGTTCACGTGGCTTATCAGCGTATGGGTTCCAAACTACGGAACACAGTGCGTAATAAGACCAACATCGTCGGTTCTTCAACAACCTTCCAAACTGTTGGTACTGGCTCTGCCGTGCAAAAAGCGCGTCATGCTGAACTGGCAACGATGGAAATCGCACACGATCCTGTCGAATGTACGCTGGCTGACTGGTATGCTGGTGACTACATCGACAAGCTCGATGAACTCAAAACCAACGTCGATGAACGTATGGTCGTTGCCCAATCTGGTGCGGCAGCTCTTGGTCGTAAGACTGATGAACTGATCACAACTGCTATGGACGCAACAACCAATACTGAAACCGAAGGCGGTACTGCCCGTTTAACAGAAGCTAAAGTTAAGGTTCCATTCGTTTACTTCGGTGAGAATGAAATCCCTGATGATGGCGATCGTTACTGGGCTGTGTCTCCTGAACAGTGGACAGACCTTCTCGGCATTACTGCATTTTCATCTTCTGATTATGTCGGCCAAGATCAGCTTCCATATAAAGCGGGTATGTCAGCTAAACGCTGGTACTCATTTATGTGGTACGGTTTCTCCGGTTTGAGCGTATCCTCAAACATCTGGAAAACTTTCGCATATCACAAGACCGCTGTCGGTCATGCCTCTGGCTGTGATGTTAAATCCGAAATCAACTATGTCGCGCCTCGTGTTGCTCACTTGGCTACTTCATATATGTCCCAAGGCGCTGTCGTTATCGACGCCAAAGGCGTGTACGAAGTTCAGGCATACGCAGCTTAATAAGCTCAAAGGAAAGGTTTTTCTATCATGGCTTTGGACGCAACAAAACTTGGTACTCTATCTGCTGGCGTTCAGCAGTTGCATATCCTTAACACAACAGATGCT